ACCCCAACCGTAACTCCGTCAATAACACCTACGAATAGCCCGACACCAACTAATACTGCAACACAAACACAAACACCAACGGTCACACCAACACCGAGCATCACTCCAAGTGCGACTGCAACACCTGGTCCTTCGCCTACGCCAACGACAACAGCAACCAATACGATGACACCAACACAAACAATTACTCAAACAAATACTCCGAGCCCGACACCATTCTCACCATTGTCATACAATCCAATGATTTGGATTGACTTCAATGATTCTTCAACACTTTCATTGAGAACAACAGGTGGAACAAGTTATGTACAATCAGTTTCCAATAAAGGTAATTGGACTGGTCTTACAGGATTTAGTCAAACAACTGCTGCTGATCAACCTAAATGGTCAGCATCAACAATGGGAACATCGAAATCAGCCGTAACAATTTCAAATGATTGGTTGGTTGCAAATACATTCATAACAGGAACAACATGGAATACATTTGCTGTCATGAAATTCTCAGCATCTACTGCTTCGTTCTCTGTTGTAACTGCAGCAGGTGGTGGACCATTGGGTGGAAGTGGATTCTGGTCACCAATTGTACCACAACCTGCATCACCAAACTTCAGGTACATCAATGCTCTTGATCAGAATGGATCTACAACACAACACAGAGTTAGATTTAATGGTTATTCAGGTTATAATACAACTCAGGTATGTCAATCTTATATTTCCAACACTGCAACAACTGTTGTGGACTATATGAACTTCAACAATAGTGGAACAACAGAGGTAATTCTTAAATCGAATTTAACACAAACAGGAATGCCAGGTACTTATACAGGTGGAACAACTTTCTCAATCATCAACCAAGTCGGTGCAACTGAGAATGTTATTGGTGAAATTGGTGAGATCATAATGTTCAATAAAGAATTGACATCATCAGAACAATCAACACTTGTCAATCATCTAAAAACAAAATGGGGAATAACATAGTATGTTAGGATTTATAAAATATGATGACAATATTTCAGCAGAGAATCTGATCAATCAGATCAATACCTGCATTGGTTTGCCGAATGGTAGTACATATACTTGGGACACACCAAGATCATACTGTACACTTGGTCCAACTTCTGCTTATACTGAATTCTATGGTTATGTTGTTAAGGTTGACACAGATCAAATCGGTCAATGTTTAACACAAGAACAATTAGCATCGATCATTGAGATTCCAAGTGAATGTGGAATATGTACTGATTGATGTAGCAAAAAAATATATTTAGTAATATGAGTCAAGAAATAAAATATGATGGAGACGATTTGTTAAAAGTATTCGATTTCGGTGCTGTTGCCAGAGTTCCAATCATCGAAGAAAATTTAATCGTAAACACAAGAACTCCCTATGTCTATTATGGACCTGCAAACTTGGCTCCTCAGGAGTTGATTCGCCTATACAACTCATCCCCCACTCATCGTGCTGCAGTTACATCCAAATGGTATGGAGTTCGTGGGGAAGGTATTACATTGTCTTCAGGAGAGAATGATCGTTTGGTCATGGTAAACTCTCTTGGAGACAATCTTTTTGACATCTATGTAAAAGCCGCTTTGGATTTCGTTCTTTATGGTGGCTTTGCAATCAATACAGTTTGGAGAAGAGATCGTGATCAAGGATTTGAGATGTATTATATGGACTTCTCCAAGTTAAGAGCCGAAAGATCTGATCTACATGACAGAATAAATAACTTTTATTATTCTGCTGATTGGGCTTTTCCAAAGAAGTTTGTTCCTGTTCGAATACCAGCATTTAATGCAAACACAGAAGAACCATCTCAAGTATTCTATTACACAACACATAGTGCAGGAAATAACTATTACCCCACTCCAACTTATTGGGGATCTGCAACCGCAATTTCTACGCAGTGTGAGATCTTTAACTGGCATTATAACAACATTGTGAACGGTCTTGCACCATCACTATTCGTGTCTCTTCATGGAGTACCAGCACCTGAGCAAAGAGAAGAGATCTATAAAAACATGATGGCAAAATATGGTGGATCGAATCAAGCAGGAAAATTATTCTTGACATTCTCTGATTCAAAAGAAACTGCTCCTGAGATCACACCAATCCCTTCCAATGGTTCTGACAAGTTGTGGGCTGAACTTAATGACATGGTTCAACAGGCAATCCTTACTTCACATCAGATTTCATCACCTGAACTATTGGGTATTATAACTCCTGGTGGACTTGGAACTCCTGATCATATGGAAGCCCAAGATCACTTCCATAACTTGGTGATCAAGCCAATTCAAACTGAGATTCTTAACATCTTCAATAAGTTGTTACTAATCAGAGACAAGAAACCTGCTGATCTTGTTGTTGATCAATTCCAAATGGTTACGGTTGCTGACAAAGCACCAATCAAAATTGAAGACATCAATGAAAGAAGAGATGTGGCAGTAGATGAAATAAAAGATGAAACAATCCAACAACAATGAGTCAATTTATAGTACCACAGAACATATGTCTGATCTCTGAGAACAAACTTAAAAACTTTACTGACATTGATCAGAATGTTACAAGTGCTGTTCTCTTACCTTTCATTCAAGTTGTTCAACAAACAAAACTTGAGTACATCATTGGCTCTCGTTATTATGTTGAATTATTGAATCAGGTTTCAGCATCAACACTTACTGACATCAATACCAATTTCTTGAATTACTATGCAGCACCAATGTTGGTGTGGGCGGCATATGCTGAAGCATTACCTTCTGTTTTCATGAGAATTAAAAACAACGGTATTGTTACAGGTGCGGAGAACACCGTTACAATCAAAGAAATGGATTACATGCAAAAAAGAGCGGATGACAGAGCACAATTCTTTGAAGCAAGACTTATTGAACAGATCGTATGGAACTCAAATTTATACCCACTTGTTTGGCAGTGGTCAAGTAACGATGGTATTAGACCACATTTAGGAAAACAATATTTCTCTGCTCTTCATATTCCTGAGACTGGTGGAGTTATGGACATAAACAGATTCAACTTTCCTGGTATGAGTTATTACGCAGGACCTGAGTACGCTTGTATTTATGGATGCTAATTTATTTTGTATATTTGCGAGATGGCAATAGTTTACAGACATATAAGATTAGACACGAATGAACCATTCTATATTGGTGTAGGAACATCTAAAGATCGGGCTTTCAGAAAAAGTTATAGAAACAAGATTTGGAATGACATATATTCTAAGTCGGAAATAAAAATCGAAATACTCTTCTCGGACTTGACTAAAGAACAAGCAATAGAAAAAGAGAAAGAATTTATTTCTTACTATGGTAGAATAAATAATGGAACTGGTTCACTGGCTAATTTAACTGATGGAGGTGACAATTTTGGTAGAATCGCTTGGAACAAAGGAATAAAAGTTAGTGATGAAAAGAAACAACAAATGAGTCTTATTTCCAAACGATTAGGTTGTAAGCCTCCGAGCAGAAAAGGTTCAAGTCATACAATAGAAACCAGAAAAAAAATGTCGGAATCACATTTAGGACAAACATCTTGGAATAAAGGTTTGAAATTGATCAATAGAAAAAAACCATGAATCAAGAGCAACTTCTAATAATTTCCAATGCAATTACAGGTATTGCAGGATGGTGGGTTGGAAAAAGAAGACAACAAGCAGACACAGACAATGCTGTTCTAAGAAATTTGGAACTTTCTGTAAATCTTTATAAGACCATAATCGATGATTTGAAGGATGAAATTCATGGTCTGAACCTAAAGATCCAAGAATTGGAGAAGAAAATCGATGAATTGCACGCCGAAAATAAAAGACTGAAAGCAAACTTATAATCATGCCAATCCCAAAACCTAAAGAAGGAGAATCAGAGAAGGATTTTATTCCTCGTTGTGTAAGGTCCATAATTGACGAATACGACCAAAATCAAGCCTTGGGTATATGTTACTCTCAACTGAGACAGAAGATGTCAGAATCGGAAGAAAAATTCGTTTTAACACCAAGAAAGAATGAGAATAGAGGGGCCTATTTGACAAGATGTTCAAGAAATGCAAAAATGAAATCACAATCACCAAATCTTAAAGAGAGAATGGCGGATTGTTTGAATGCATTTAACGCTTATTACAAGTATTGGGCAAAGATTGAGGAGTTTGGTGACATACCAAAAGATTCAGTTCTTGGTATGTGTATTACAAAAGAAAAAGCAAGAGGTCTTTCTTACCAAGAAGCCTATGCAAGATGTGCAACCAAATCTGTGTCTCCGAATGTAGCAGTGGTTCTTGCTGAAGTAATGGACATATATGGTTTGAAACCAAAACATTTTGACATATGTCCTGGTGCTCAGGAACTATTCAAACACTTTGTTGAGATGCCACTCGAAGATGACACCATTGGAATGGTTAGATCTGCGGCACTGATTGCCGACACAATATTTGAGATGGAAAAAGAATCCATTGAAACAGAATCTGCAACACAAGAAATGGTTGATGAGGCTTCAATTCTATTACAGGATTTCAAAGACATCATTCATGAGATCGATGAAGAGACAGGAATGGTACATGATGTTTCATTCATGGATGGTCACATTGTTAAGATCAAAGAATATTTGTATGATGATCTTATTGAAGAACCAGTAGAGTTCTAAAATATTTCTATTTGTTGTGCTTGAGTTTTGTCGGGGTTGAGTTATTATTTTAAGGAAGTGACATTTTTACCCCCTGTCATTTTATATTTTCCATAGAAAAAATCACCACTTGGTTATGATCTTCCAAGTGGTTTTTTTTGCTCATTACTTGACTTATACCCCCCTATACCCTATATTTTTTCTATTAAAAAGATTAAATATGAGCATGACAAAACGATTTTTGGAAGAGATGGAAACACTTATGTTTCCTGATGATCTTGATTTCTTGGATCAGGAATATGAAATATGGCTTGAGAAAAGAAATAATGAACAACATGCCTATGAGGAAATGTTGGAAATAAACCCTAATTTTGCACAAAACTAAAATCATGAGACAAAAAGAAGAACAAATTGTATGGCAGAATCAATCACACCTTGCAAGACAATGGTTTGCCGATTGTAACAGATGTCCTGATCTATTTGACATTTGTTTGGTTACAGATGTTCTTGTTGCATTCTGTCAACAAGGACCAACCAAAGAGATTCAAGAGAGAATGAAAACGATGAAAAAATACATTGATGAGGAATATGGAAAATAGAAACTACCAATGTGTGTTGACATTTGTATTCCCAAATCAACAGGAATCATATGTTATATGGGACATCCAACTGTATGGTGTTGCAAGAAGAAAAGATGACTTTCAAGAGTTCATTTTGAATGGTGAGAAAAATGGTTTTGGTATTGACCCGATCAATGTATATGTTGGAATCTTTATTGATCCCAAAATAATGGAAGTTGACACACCTCTTGGAAAAGAGATGGTCCTCATAGGAAAACATTGTCTTGACATAGATGTCTTTTAAGATCTGAGAAATCAGATCTTTTTTTTTGCTGGTAATTTTGAATCCATTACCTTTGTAAAACAAAACATAACAACTATGAACATTAAACATCTCTCACTCGAAGACATCGTTTTGATCACAGAATCATTATGTAATGATTATGGTGATTCCATTACAGAAGATTGTATGGATGAAATTGTAGAAAAAATATTTGATCAATATGATTCATGTAATGAACACTATGGTATAAAACCATTCCTTCATGGTTTGAATTCTAATGAAGCAAGTTTTTACACCTCAATAATGGAATCTGTTGTGAAAATAAAAATTCAAGATTTGATCTTAGAATCAGAATAACACCTTACCTTCGTAAAAAATAAACAACATGAAACAACTATTAGGAACAGGTATTATAATTGACACAATCAAAAGGTATATGTGTCCAATAATCGATGAAAGACGCAACGGATCTTTAGTGAAAGGTGACAAGATCAGAATTTATGGTATTACAGAAATACCAGAAAATTCACACTTTACAAACAGGATGCTTTTAATTTCTTTTAAGAAGAATACAAGTAAGAAAATTGTTTGTTGGATCGTAAATGAAGATGAGTTCATCAAAAACATTTCATTGAACCCATCAAGGTATTCAAAAAAACTTTTTGCTAATAAAGAGAAAACATCTACCTTTGTTGAAATTTATTAAACAAATAAACATGAAAAACAAATTGGACATTTGGATGATCTCAAGGATCTCCGCATTTACAGGACAACAAATCGATGGGCAAACAGATGACATGGTTACATGGTATTTACCATTCAAGAATGAAATCTCAACCGTATTCTTGGACTTCGGTAAGAAAGAATTAGGTTTCGTTGATTGGATTGGTGATGACAAGACCTATTATTCACTCGTTGGTGTTGCCATGATGGCGGGATTCACTACTGAAGATTATTACTCCGAAAAATAAATTACAATCAAACAACAAACTCGGGGACAGGAGTTCTGAACAACTTAGTTTATGAGTAGCAAAAAAATATACGATCTACTAAACGACAACAATCGTTTTATTGTCAATCAAGAAACGGGTTACTATACAGTAGTTTCTCCTTGTTCTTGTAAAAAAAGTGGATGTGGAAATTTTTCAATGTCAATCTACCGTGATGATGATGTATTGAGTACCCAACTTTGGATTACAAATGATTTAGAACTTTCTTTCGCAAGTCACTATTTCAAAAAAAACATGGACACGAATAAAAGTTTGACCAAATCAATTTTGGAAGACAGTAAACCAATTTTGGTGGAATCGAACTAATCTCTTACCTTCGTAAAATCTTAACAACAAACTCGGGGACAGGAGTTCTGAACAACAAGTATATGAAATCAACAATCGTTATGGTCGCAATCTCCTTAATTGCAGGTCTTTCTTCTTATGGTCAAGTTAAACAGGTTGTCAATAAAACTCCTGTCAATACAGTTTCCAAACCTGCTTCAAAGACATTAAAGAAGGACATGGTTTTCAAGGTTAGGGATGGTATGGATCAATGGGTCAATTTCCCTGTTAAAGTATTGGGTATAACCAAACTCGATTCTCTGTTTGGAAAAAAATCTTATGATCTCATTGAGTATTCGGTAATGATTGCAGTGTTGGAACTAAAGTTTCAAATGAAAGATCGTTATTCATTTAAACCTTTACCAACCAATGACAATTCTGTGATCTATTACAAATCAGATGATGGCGTTGAATACATAGTGGTTGAAATAGCCGCTGAAGCGAAAAACGGTTACGGTAATCCAATCTCCAAAAAGTACAATGTATTTCTGAAGTACGACAGTAGCAATCCTGAGATTTCTGAAGCATTGACACTTGGTTTCATCTCTTAGTCTTTGTTGTTTCGTTTTGTCATACGAGGTCCCAGAAATGGGACCTTTTTTTATTCGTAATACTTGGAGATCCTGTCCTTTGGTTTGTCCTTTGGTGGTAATACCTTGCCAAACGCAATTAGAACCCTCTGGAGGAACTGTTCGTGTATGTCCTTGTTCATGTCATAGCCCATATTTCGAAGGAATTTAAGGGTATTAGAATGGTCTCTGGCAAAGTCGAATGATTTGAATCCAATATGACTTACAATAGCATCTTCTTTTGCTTTCCTTTGTCTCCATTCTCTTTCCTTGTTTCTCTTTCTTTCTCGGTATAGTGCAGTGCTTTTCCTGTTGTATTCATTCTGACAACTCTTACATTTATACGATCTACCATCTTTGGTATTTTTATTGATTGAGAACGATTCAATTGTTTTGAATTCTCTGCAGATGTTACAAATTTTTCCTTCCATATTCATAAATACTATTGAGATCCAAAAAATCCTTTTTATGATTTGGAAGTATTTATTTGATTAGAGAGGATTAAATTAAATCCCTGCACTGATGGATGATGGGGGAAAACCAATCAACAGTGTGTCCAA